GATGATGGCTCTGGTGGTGGTGCTTCAGGTGGTGGCGCAAGCCATGACTACGCAGGTTATGTAGACCACATATCAGGCGGTGGAGGAGGAGTAAATCCTTATGGTGAAGGTTCTAGTGGAACAGGTAATACAAATGGTGCAGGAGGTGGCGGTTCAGGTGGTGAGAATACTCCCCAACCCGTTCCAACCCAACCCAATCAAGATGGTGGCGACTACGGAGGTGGTGGTGGTGGTAAATCAAGTCGTGTTTGGGGTTCTCATGCAGGACAAGGCGGACAAGGTGTAGTTAGAGTTATATGGGGTCCAGGAAGAGCTTTTCCATCAACAAATGTAGGACAAAATTACTTAGGTATTACAGAAACAACCTATACAAACTAGGAATTAAAAATGAAAAGAAATAGTGCGTTTATTGGGGCAAAACAGAATACTGCAACAACAGAAGCTAAAGGTGTCCACGATTTGCATGACGTTCATATTAAAAGAGTAGCAGACTCATGGCCTAGAGCTTCACTGTATGTCTCTCTTACTCCTTCTGTAACAACTGTTGTAGAGGGAAACTCTATGACATTTACACTTGTTACAGAACATGTTGCAAATGGCAGTACTTTATATTATACAATAGCTACGGTTTCAGGCACTACTATGGTAGATGCTGATTTTGATGGTTCGCCAAACGATGGTGGTGTAGATGGTTCATTTACTACAACTAATAATTCAACTACTCTTACATTTTCATTAGTAGCAGAAGTATCTCCAGGGGATGCAGAAAGTAATGTGTTTAAATTAGAAATAAGGACAGGAAGCACTTCAGGACCTGTGGTTATTGAATCTAGTAATATAACTGTAACTGATGCAGTTGGCGTAGCAGGTACTGACATCGAGAGTGCATTTTATGAAATTTCTAATAGGTATATTGTTGACTCTACTACAAGTGATTATACTGGTGCATATGACGTTGGAGAGATTCAGGTAGACTCTAGTGGCAGTAAAAGAATTTATATTGCTTTGAAATGTAATACAGCAACAACATACTTTAATGACATTTGTATAGCTGCAGTACAAGTATTAAGTTCTTCTGATGTAGTACAACAAACTTGGAATTTTTCAGGGTCTGCTCAAAG